TATAAAATGAAGTAAAATATTTTAGAAATTTATTTTTTCTTCAAAATTCATAAAAAAAGATAAAAAAAATCCTAGTTTAATACAACAGCAAAAAAGAGTTTTCAAATTATTAAGAAACAAATAATAATCTAAATACTATTTGTACAAAAGTTATAAAAAATATGATAGAATAAAATTAAAAATAAAATTATATAAAAAGGAGAAAAAATGTTAGAAATAAAAAGAAATAATGGGAGAATATTTTGTCCATTAAAAAATGCTTGGCATATAGAAACTCCAGAAGAAAAAGTTCGTCAGGAATATATAATTAAGTTAGTTAATGATTATAAATATTCTTTAGAGCAAATGGAGCAAGAAGTTCAAGTAAACAATTCTTTAAGAGGTCAAGGAAAAGCAAGAGCAGATATAGTAGTATGGAAAAGCAAAGAAGACAAAGAAAAAAGTAAAAAAGCATTTATTATTGTAGAATGTAAAGCAGAAAATGTTAGAATACACCAAGAAGATTATTATCAAGGATATAACTATGCTTCTTGGGCTGGAGCTAGTTTTTTTGTTACTACCAATGAAAAAGAAACTAAATATTTTAATGTGAATAAAGACTATTTACCAAAAGAATTAATAGAAATTGTTAGTTTACCTAATGCAGAAGAAGCCTTAGATAAGAAGAAAATAAAAGAGTTATTAGATAAAACTAAAACTTTTACAAGAGATGAATTTACAAAAGTTTTAAGAACATGTCATAATATTATTAGAAATAATGATAAGCTTTCTCCAGAAGCTGCTTTTGATGAGATAAGTAAAATATTATTTATGAAAATTAGAGAAGAGCGGTTTTCAAAGGGAGAAAAAGTCTTTACTAAAAGAGAATTTTTAGAGAAATTAAAGGATTATGAAAAAAATACAAGACCTATATTAAAAAAAATGAATAAAGATATGGAATATATGAATCATTTATTTGAGAGTACTAAAGTTGACTTTAAAGAAGATCAAATTTTTGAAGAAAATGAAACTATAAAAATACGTCAAAATAGTTTTGAACAAATATTAGAAAAACTAGAAACATACAATCTTTCAGATACTCAGGATGATGTAAAAGGGATAGCTTTTGAAGAGTTCTTAGGAACAACATTTAGAGGTGAATTAGGACAATTTTTTACTCCACGTACTATAGTAGATTTTATGACTCATATTTTAGATCCAAAAGAAGGAGAAATAATTTGTGATCCAACTTGTGGAAGTGGAGGGTTTTTAATTAAAGCTTTTGAATATATTAGAGAAAGTATTGAAAAGAGTATAAAAATAGAAAAAGAAAAATTGAGATTAGAAATACAAGGGGAAAACTACAATCAAAAAACAGACCAAGAACAGCTTATGGTAAACAAGAAAATAGAAAAAATGCAATTATTATTAAATAATGAATTAGATACTCAAAATAAAGAATCTAGAATGTATAATTTATCTCATAATTGTATTTATGGAATAGATGCCAATCCACGTATGGCAAGAACTTCAAAAATGAATATGATCATGCATGGAGATGGTCATGGTGGAGTACATCATCATGATGGATTACTAAATATTAATGGAATTTTTGAGGAAAGATTTGATGTAATATTGACAAATCCTCCATTTGGAGCTAGAGTAGATAAAAGTCAAAAAATAACAGAATTGGATAGATTTACAGATGAAACTTTAATTAAAAAGTATATAGAAAAATATGGAAAGAGATATAATGAAGCATTAAACCAAATAAATAATAATATAAATAAAACTATTTTGAGTATTTATGATACAGGTGTATTATCTAACCTCACTGAAGTTTTATTTATGGAACGTTGTTTAAAACTATTGAAAAAAGGTGGAAGAATGGGGATGGTTCTTCCAGAAGGGGTTTTAAATACAAATAATTTACAAAAAGTACGTGAATATTTTGAAGGTAAAGCCAAACTAATATTTATATGTTCAATTCCACAAGATGTATTTATTGCTGCTGGTGCAACTGTAAAACCTAGTCTTGTTTTTTTTAAAAGATTTACTGAAAGTGAAGAAAAAGAATATTTAAATGCAATGAATAAAGCTAAGGATGAAATTAAAGATAAATATAAAGAAAAAATTGAGAAATTAAAAAAAGAATTAAAAGAAATAATTAATTCAAACCAAAATAAAAACTTTATAAAAAAAGAAACTAAAAAAATTGAAAAAGAATTAGATGAAATAGATAAATTAATATTAATTGAGTCAAAATCATTAATAAAAGAATATTTTAATTATGAAATTCCTATTGCTAAAGTAGATGATGGAGGTATTACTTCAACAGGAATAAAAACAGAAAATAAAGAATTATTAAAATTACAAGATG